GGTTATATTTAAGCGTATTTTTAAAATTTTAAAGTAAATTAAATCTTTTCTTAAATAAATCTACTGTAATGTGTGTTAAATTTATCAATCCTGATAGGGTTTCTGGTACAAAACTGTTTTGATCTTCAACTACTCTTATATATTTTATAGTGTTGTGTTTCTTGATACATGTTGCAGTTTGTCTAGCCCAGTTTCCAAAGTATGTGGCTCTTTCGTTTTCTCGTTTGTAATTTTCTGTACCTGCATACACATTGTTTACCAACTCTTTTCTCAATCCAATACCTTCATAATCAAATCCCAAGATGTAGATTGTTTTGTATACATGCGTGCTTGCTAGCATTAATGCGCTAGGTCCGCTGCTCCATCCTAAGTTAGGATTGAACAAATTTAATCTTGGAACTTCTCTTGTGTATCTGTTTGGATTGGTCCAAACCTGATGATTCATTTGATAGCTTTTTCCAGAAATTTCTTTTATCATTTTTGTATCAACTGCAATCAAATGATCAGGGGAAAATTCTCTATACAGTCCATTGCATCCGTAGATTTTTCCATAAGGACGTAATTCTTTTACGTCAATGGGCTTTCTGCTTGTGCCATTGCCTAATACAAATGCAACAGACTCATCTCTGTTTATTTCTATCTGCGGATGGTATTCTTTTTCTATTGGCGTTGCAGAAACTGTTTTATTTTTTTCTTGGCGTTTTCTAATTTTACGTTGTTCTTTTGTTTCGCCAGGGATATGACTTTTAGGCAAGTGTTAATCCTTACACTTGATCTGCTGGTGCTTGTGCTGCAAGTCCATACATGGCTCTAATGTGAGATAAATCTTTGTCAGCTTCTTGTCTGTGCATGTCATCTGCACGTCTTGCTTTATTGATATCACGTAATGTTAATCTAGTTTTTCTAGTGTCGCCGATTTTAACTATAGATTCATCGTCCTGAGGTTCGTAACGATTATCCTCAGTTGGCTCTAAAGTTTTTCTGTCAAAGTAATAAAGCTCACGTAATATCATAATGTATTTATATCTCCGGTGCAGGTTGAGCAGCGGCGCCTGCGCCGCTTAATGGACTTTCCTCGCCAGTTGGTTCTTGAGGTGCTGTTTCTGTATCTTCGCCTTCTGCTGAAGCTAGATCGTTGCTTATGTCAGCACCAGTTATACCTGCATCACGCATTTGTACAGTTGGGTCTTGAGACGGTGTGCCAAATTCTTCATCGTTCTCTTCTTGCCATAGGCGCTCGTTTTCTGCAATTTCTTCTTTGCTCAGTCCTAAGAATCTTGCTAGGGCAAATCTATTTGAAATAAACGGTACCTGTTGCATTGCTGTAAATGTATTGATTCTGTTGCTGTCGAGTTCTGCTTGACGATAGCTTGCAAAGTTTTGCGGTGGTTGAAGTTTTAAGTCAAACATAGATACGTCTATGTTTACACCCTTTTCAACTAGATACAACTTAAACTCGTTGTTGAATATTTCAGCTATTAAACTTTGTAGTCTTTCGCAGTAATTGTTAAAACGCAATTCTTGAATGTACGCTGTGCCAACTCTACCATCATTGTAAGTTGAACTTGCATCATCTGCACCTGTTGGAAGATAAGAACTTGGAATTCTTAATCCACGTATCAACTTGTTTGTAAAATAACGCAAGTCATCTATTTCACCTAGGTTTGTACCACCGGGTAGTGTTTCAACCTTTGATCCTCTACCTTCTGCTGTTTGCGGGAAGAAGTAGTCTTCATTTATGCTAAGTGGGTTGTACGAGCTGTCTATAACATTTTGACCGCCACCTGTCTTACTAGGAATGCGTCTCTGATGAATTTCAGTTTTTACACGTTCAACAAACTGCATAGCAAGGTGACTGGGCATGTTACCAACGTCAACATAAAACACTCTGCGTTCCGGTGCACGTTGCACACGATAGATGATGATAGCGTCTTCAAGTAATTCTTTTTGCTTGTACACTTTGAAGATAGTTTCAAGCAAACTGTTGCCAAACGGATAGTTGTTGTCCAATCCTTCGCTTAAACTTAAATGTACCATATGTTCTGCGTTAATAGCAGTTTCGTTTGTTTCATTCATGAATCTGCTGGTGTTGGGTCCAGGAGTTTGACCAGTCATATACTTTTGTTCAAGCGTTTGGTATCCAGGTTGATTGCCACCCGGTCCGTATGCGTTTGTTGTATTGATCTTTGTAGCACTCAACGCTTCAAATGAAATATTAATATCTTTGACAATGTATTGTTCTGGACGTTTGCCATCACTTTCGTTAACAATTATTTTTGTAACCTTAGCCGGATCAACGTGGAACCATTTTTTAGTTTCTGGATCTCTAATGAAAAATTGATCGCCATACTTGAAAGCATTTCTGATAATTTTAAATATTCTAGTTTCAAACTGTTGTAGTTTTGACCACTGCTTTAAATATTGTCCTAGTATCTTAACTTCTGTGTTTGTTGCACTGTTGTTAAAATTAATTTTAAATGGTGTACCGTTTTCTTTGTTGGTTTGACTACAAAATTCAGCTAATATGTCCAGTGCAGCATTTACTTCGCTGTCGTTGTCCATGGTATTGTACTGACCATAACGCTCAATACGGTTAGGAGATCCTACGTAAACGTCAGGCAAATGACTTGAGTAATTGGCAGCAGCAGGACCCATGCCCGAACCGCTTTTAAAACTAAATGGGCTATAGCTTCCACTGGCATTCATGCTAGTTGGTACAGGGGTGAAGTATTTTTTCCAACTCATGCTGGTGATCCTCTATAATAATCAAATCCTAGCGATTTAACATTTTTCATTGTTCTTGTTTGAACTCCTAGTGCAGAATCAAGCAATCCTGCTACTCTCATCATAGTATTATTTAACTGATCTAGCTTTTCGTTTGACATAGTCTGGTTGCCTGTGCTATTGTATTTTGCAGTTTCTTCAGGACTTAACACACGCTCTCCTCTGTGAAGTTGAGCAACAGTGTCCTTGGGTTCAAACTTGAGTCCAGTTGTTCCTAGAGTTCCAATTGATTTTTGTTCAGGTGGGTTTATTGGCATAGTAGGAACTTCGGCGTCTAACGTTGGATCATATCTTGTCCAGTCGTAGAACATTCCGGATAGATCGGCTGTCCCTAACGTATCGCTGAGTCCAAGAAGCGAGTTAACACTGTTAGCTGCAAAATCTAATGCCTCTGCTGCGCCCTCAACGGTAGCGTTTAATGCTTCATCTATTTCGTATGTTCTTGCTTCGTATCGTTCTTCTGCTAGTGTCTTTTTTTGATCATCAGTTAGTGACGTTGCACCGCTTGTTGCAATACGTTTTTCTAATATTGCAGCAGCCTGATCTCCAAACAATAATCCATTAGTGCTTTCGTTAACAGATAAAATAATTTCATCTATCAACCTGCTAAACATATCTTTCATATCTGTAAAGAAATTGTTAATTACAGTTTGATTCGCGGAATCATTCCAGAAATCACTAATTCCTTCGACAACTTTGCCAAACACACTGGATATAGATTCTTTTATTGTTGTTAATATTGAACCTTCTTTAAACAAACTGGAAAACCCATCTGATATAGATTTTAATATCCCGCCTTGCCGTTCTCCTCGGCCCATTTCACCGTATTCATTTGCCCCTCTTTCGCCTAGCAACGTATCCATAAACCAATTTTTTATACTAGTTCCTAATTCTCCAACTTTTGTTTTGAAAAGTTCCATCGGGTTATCGCTTGTTGTTAAATCTCTTATAAACTGTGTAAAGTCTTTTACTAAAAGAGTAAGTGTACCCGATTCTCCAAAGTATTGAGAACTTAAATCTTGTATACCTTTTTTAAGATCACCTGCTGCTCCTTCTGCACCGCTTGCTCCAAATAATGCAATCACAGAATCTTTTAAAGCAATTCCAAGTTCTTTAATGGCTTCACCGAACCCACTATTCAATATCACATCTATTACATTAGATTTTAAATCTTGTATTGCCTGAGAAAATCCTGCAAGTACGCTAGTCAGCGTATCTCTTTGATCCTGTTCTTTTAATATTTGTTCGACATTCATATTTCCCATTTTTCTCATGCCATCGAATGCATCAAACAACGGAGAGATC